GCTTCAAACTGCGGGTACTACTGCGGTCTCGATTGATGCTTCTCAAGCGGTTACGTTTTCCGCTGGTACGGCTAATGGTGTCTCTTATCTCAACGGCTCCAAGGTCCTGACCACTGGGTCTGCGCTGACGTTTGATGGGAATGGAACTTTAACCATCGCCCGTCCATCCGGTGTTGGCAACACGCAGATAACGCTTACAAATAATGCAGGTGGTGCTTCTGGGTTTCAATTTGGTCAAAGTGCTCAGTCGCAGCAATTCTTTATTTACGACACCGGCGCAGCCAAAGATAGGTATTTAATTACCTCGACTGGCGAGCACGTTTGGTATGGTGCATCCGAACAAATGCGCCTGACCAGCACGGGGCTGGGTATTGGGACGAGTAGTCCTAGAGCAAAATTAGATGTAAGCGGTAGCGCCCTAATTGGGACATATCAAACTTCTACTAATTATGGTGTAGTAAGCATTAAAACTGCCGATACATCAACGGCTGGTGCTTTTGCTAGTTCGGCAATTACTATTTGGAATCCAACAACAGTTGGAACTTACTCTCAAATTTCTTTTGGTTACAACACATTGGGTTTAACTAATGCCGCCGCATATTTTGGTTATATATCTACATCAACAGCAGGTGGTGGCAAAGGCGATTTAGTATTTGGAACAAGGGATGTAACAACAGATACAGCCGCAACTGAGCGTTTACGTCTTGATAGCGCAGGCAACCTTGGTCTGGGGGTTACGCCAAGTGCTTTAGGTTCTGCGTATCGCGGATTTGAATTTGGCAATGCAGGATCTTGGCTTTTTGGTGGAACAAGTACGGCAACACAAACGTATTTAACTGCAAACGCTTACTTCAATGGCACTAACTGGATTTATAAAAACACAAATCCAGCAAGTTATTTTGCACAATCGGCAGGTCAACATCAATGGTACAACGCCCCCTCCGGCACAGCAGGTAATGCAATCACATTCACACAGGCGATGACGCTGGATGCCTCCGGCAACCTTGGGATTGGGACGAGTTCGCCTCAATCAAGGCTTGAAGCAAGACAAGATCAAGCCGGGGCAATTACGCGAATTATTGTAAACAACAACAATGCAACATCTGGTTCAGGTAGCGCATTTGACTATTATTTTGGAACAACCCGGCTAGGTGGCATAACCCATGGTTTTTCAACTCAGGCTTACCTTGCGTTTGACGTGTGGAATGGCTCTGCTGCCACCGAACGGATGCGCCTCGACTCCTCCGGTAACCTTGGTATTGGGACCACGGCTAACGCATCAGCAATCCTAGACGCACAGAGCACCACCAAGGGCGTGCGTATGCCCAACATGACTACAACGCAGAAGAATGCGATTAGTAGTCCTGCTGCTGGTTTGATGGTGTTTGATACGACGCTGGCAAAATTGTGTGTTTATAGCGGTTCTGCTTGGCAGACCATCACTTCAGTTTAAGGAATAAAGAATGACTACTTTTAACTGGGAAATCTCTCAGCTTAACTGCCACCCGCAGTCTGACGATAAGACCAATGTAGTGTTCAACATTCATTGGCGCTGTACCGGCACAGACGGAAACTACACCGGCACGGTCTATTCAACGGCATCGGTCCCCGCGCCAACGGACTCATTTACGCCCTACGCCGATCTGACGCAAGAGCAAGTGATTGGCTGGATCTGGGAAAACGGTGTAGATCAGGGATCTGCCGAGGCGGCTGTGCAGGCGCAGATTGACGCGCAAATCAATCCTCCTGTTGTTTCACCGGCTCTCCCGTGGAACAGCTAACATTTGAGGGGTCGTAATGTCCGGTATTGTACTTTCAGGTGACACGTCTGGGACGGTTGCGTTAAACGCGCCAGCGGTTGCCGGCACTCAGTCGTATACGCTGCCAACGGCTGTCCCTGCGGCTAACGGCTATGCCTTGACCAGCACCACCGCTGGTGTGATGAGTTGGGCGGCGACTAGCGGCGGTTCTGGAACTGTGACCAGCGCATCAGTTGTATCTGCAAATGGTTTAGCAGGTACGGTTGCAAATGCTACAACAACCCCAGCAATTACTCTGTCCACTACAATTACTGGAGTTTTAAAAGGCAATGGCACTGCAATTAGCGCGGCTACGGCAAACACAGATTATCAGTCGCCCATCACGCTAACGACAACGGGTTCTTCTGGTGCGGCCACATTTAACGGGACGACGCTAAATATTCCGCAATACGCTGGCGGCGGCACTCCGGGTGGTTCACCCGCGCAGGTCCAGTTCAACAATGCAGGAGCGTTTGGCGGTTCTGCAAACTTTACTTGGGATGGCACTAACGCCCAGCTTGGGGCTACTGGCGCTTTGCGGTTTGCGGATACCGATAACAGCAACTATGTTGCGTTTAAAGCTCCGGCTACTATTGGATCAAACGTTAACTGGACGCTCCCAAGCACGGACGGGACTGCTGGTCAGGTTCTGAGCACAAATGGCTCTGGCGTCTTGTCATGGGTCACGGTAACGATTACCCCAACATCGCCAACAAACAACACGCTGCCTGTCGTTTCAGGCACGCCAACGGTCGGTCAGACACTTTCGAGCACGAGCGGGACATGGAACGGTTACCCCGCTCCAACATTCGCATATCAATGGGTTCGCGGTGCGGCAACCAACATCAGTGGCGCAACCTCGTCATCGTACCAATTGCAGGATGCAGACCTTGCCACGACAGTCAAATGCACCGTCACGGCAACTAACTCAGCAGGTAGCGCAAGCGCAACATCAGCGGCGACCGCAACGATTGCAGCAGGGGTGCCAGGAGCTCCGACAATTGGCACGGCAACCGCTGGTAACGCTCAGGCGACCGTTCCATTCACCGCCCCTGCGATTACTGGCGGAGTCGCTATTACGAGCTTCACCGCAACCTCAAGCCCTGGTGGACTTACTGCTAGTGGGGCGGCATCACCACTTACTGTTACAGGTCTGACAAACGGCACGGCGTACACGTTCACCGTTACCGCTACCAACAGCGTCGGCACTGGCGCTGCTAGCGCGGCTAGTAACAGCGTCACTCCGGCAGCGGCGTCACCGCCATCTACTGTTGAATATCTAATCGTTGCAGGTGGTGGTGGTGGTGGCGGTGTAGGTGCAGGGAGCTCTGGCGGTGGTGGTGGTGGTGCAGGTGGCTATTTAGCATCAACTTCTAGCGTAAGCGCTGCAACAAATTACCCAATTGTTGTTGGAGGAAGTGGAAGTGGAGGAGCCTCAAGCAATGGAGCAACTTCACAAGGGTCAAACGGAACTTCATCGTCTTTTAATTCTATAAGTTCAACTGGAGGTGGCGGCGGCGGCGGCGCTGGGTTAGCGCCTTCCGGTAATCAGGTGGGCCTTGCTGGTGGATCAGGAGGGGGCGGCGCTGGTGGTGGCACTGGTGTAAATGCAGGTGGTGCCGCAACTTCTGGACAAGGCAACGTAGGCGGTAATGGATCGGGAGTAACTCCTCCAAACTACGGTTCCGGTGGTGGTGGTGGAGCCGGAGCCGCCGCAGGTTCAGGTTCAAGTGCCAATGGAGGAAACGGCGGGGCAGGCTTGAATTGGCAATCGCTGGGGACTTTTTATGCCGGCGGCGGTGGCGGCGGGACGTTTGCCGGTGGAACACCGGGAACGGGTGGTAGTGGCGGCGGGACAGCGGGTCAAACAAACGGAACCACCCCAACAAATGCAGGCGCAAACACTGGCGGCGGCGGAGGCGGTCAAGGTGGTAGCGGAGGGGCTGGGTCAGTAGGAGCAAATGGTGGATCTGGTGTTGTCATTATTCGGTATGCAAACACTTACGCGGCTGCAACAACAACTGGATCTCCAACTGTTACAAATACAGGCGGTTACTTTTATTACACGTTTACCGGAAACGGTTCAATTACGTTCTAAGAGCAAAACATGGCGCACTTTGCAAAACTTGATGAAAACAATGTTGTTGTTGAAGTTAACGTTGTTAACAACAACGAGCTTTTACAAGACGGTGTTGAATCTGAAGCCAAAGGCATTCAGTTCCTTACAGAATGGTCTGGTGGGTATTCAAACTGGAAGCAAACCAGTTACAACAGGAAGATTCGCAAGAACTATGCGGGTATTGGTTACACCTACGACCCAGTGCGTGATGCGTTTATTCCTCCGCAGCCATTTGCGTCATGGGTTCTCAACGAAGAAACCTGCCTGTGGGATGCTCCAGTTGCAATGCCTACTGATGGTCAGTTGTACAACTGGGACGAGGCAGCGGTTTCTTGGGTTGCAGTTCCAACCGAATAATGTAAGATAACCGTACTGGCGCGGTTCACCAGGGAATCCAAGGATTCAAAATGACCGAAGAAGTAGCGATTGAAGCGGAAGTAGCGCCCGCGCCGGAACTGGAAGCCACGGCGGCTCCGGAACCTGTAGATACGCCGGAAGTTGCGCCCAAGACATTCTCGCAAGAGGAACTTGATGCAGCAATCCAGAAACGTCTCGCAAGAGAACAGCGAAAGTGGGAGCGTGAGCGTCAAGCACCGCCGCCCGTTGCCGTTGATGTCCCGCCCGTAGATCAGTTTGATTCGGTCGATGCTTACGCAGAAGCCAAAGCAATTAAGCTAATCGAGCAGCGAGAACAGCATCGTCAACAGACGGAGATTCTTGAGGCATATCACGAACGTGAAGAAGAGGCTCGGACCAAGTACGATGACTTTGAACAAGTCGCGTACAACCCGACACTCAAGATCACGACCGTGATGGCGCAAGCGATTCAAGCCTCTGATGCTGGCCCTGATGTAGCTTACTACCTTGGGTCCAATCCAAAAGAGACAGATCGTATTTCCCGTCTTAGCCCGATCTTGCAAGCCAAAGAGATTGGACGCATTGAGGCTAAAATAGCCAACGATGTTCCGGTCAAACGTACTACGTCCGCGCCCGCACCGATTAGTCCAGTAAACGCCAGAACTTCAGGCAATCCGAGTTATGACACGACCGATCCTCGGTCGACCAAGACCATGACTGCATCGGAATGGATTGAAGCAGAAAGGCTGCGCCAGACTAAGAAGTGGCAAGCTCAGAATCGCTAACTTCTTTTAGGAATTACCATGTCAAATAGCATTCTTACGATTGACATGATCACCAGGAAGGCCCTGGAGATCTTGGAAAACAATCTGGTTCTTACCCGTAACGTCAACCGCCAGTACGACGATTCTTTCGCTGTTGAAGGCGCTAAAATCGGTTCGACCCTGCGTATTCGTCTGCCCGACCGCGCTCTGGTAACTGACGGTGCTGCTCTGCAAGTTCAGGACGACAACGAGCAGTTCACCACCCTGACCGTTTCAACCCAGAAGCACATCGGCGTGAACTTCACTTCTGCCGAACTGACCATGCAGTTGGATGACTTCGCAGAGCGCGTTCTCAAGCCGCGTATCTCGCAGTTGGCATCTTCTATTGATGCAGATGTGGCCAATGCGTACAAATCTATCGGTAACACGGTTGGCACTCCAGGCACGACTCCAGCCTCCTCGCTGGTTCTGTTGCAAGCTCAACAGAAACTGAACGAGAACGCCGCTGTCATGAACCCACGTTATGCAACGGTTAACCCCGCTGCTAACGCCGGTTTGGTTGAGGGTTTGAAAGGCCTGTTTAACCCAGTTGATACCATCAGCAAGCAGTTCAAGAACGGCATGATGGGTACGGGCGTGTTGGGCTACGACGAGATCAATATGTCTCAGTCAATCAAGCAGCACACCACGGGTAACTTCCCTGTTTCACCAATTGTTTCCGCAAGCGCCACGTTTGCCGAAGGTCAATCGACCCTCGCCATTACGTTCTCTAGCGGGACCAAGACAGTTAAGCAAGGCGACGTTTTCACCATCGCTGGCGTGTATGCAGTCAACCCACAGACCCGTGAGTCAACTGGTTCGCTTCAACAGTTCGTTGTGACCGCTGACAACAGCGTGACCTCCGGCACTTCAATGACCTTGGCAATTTCCCCGGCGCTTTATACGTCGGCAAATGCTTTGGCTACCATTGATGCGTTCCCGGCTACCAGCGCGGTCATCACGTTTGTTGGAACTGCATCAACCCAGTATCCACAGAACTTGGTCTACCACAAGGACGCAATCACGTTCGCTACGGCTGACTTGTTGCTGCCGCAGGGTGTTGATATGGCTGCACGCGCAGTACATAACGGCATTTCGTTGCGTGTCGTGCGCCAGTACGATATTAACAACGACCGTTTGCCATGTCGTATTGACGTTCTGTATGGCTTCTCAACAATCCGTCCACAGATGGCCTGTCGCCTCTGGGGTTGAACCTCTTAATTTAAGGAAATATCATGGCTCTTCCCAATGGCGCAGGTGGGTATCAAATCGGTGATGGCAACATCAACGAAGCCCAACTCATCGTTCAAGGCGCACCGACTGCGATTACCGCAACCACCGCAACCCTAACGGGTGCTCAACTGGCTAACGGTCTGATCACCAGCAACACCTCGGCTGACACCGTGGTTACGCTGCCAACCGTTGCTGATCTGGAAGCTGCAATTAGCAGCGCCGCCAAAGTCAATGCTGCATTTGACTTTGCAGTAGCAGTTGATGACACCGCGTATCAGCTTACGTTGTCTACCGCTACCGGCTGGACATTGCTTGGCAACATGGTGGTTTTGGAAAACACCGGGGCTTTGTTCCGTGCTCGCAAAACGGGTGACGGTTCTTGGACTTTGTACCGCATCGCGGGCTAAACCAAGGGGGAGGGCCACAAGCTCTCCCCTTTTTTAAGGAATTATTATGCCTAATACGCAAGCAATTGGGGTCGCATATTCCGACCCTGAGTTTACGACTTGTTACGCAAGTCAAGAACTTGGGTACTCTGCGGCGGCACAGGGTACGGTTACGCAAGCAACTAGCAAATCTACTGCCGTTACGCTGAACAAAAGCGCCGGTCAAATTACGATGAATAACGCATCGTTGGCGACTTCCACGAATGCTACGTTTACACTAAACAATTCTTTGATTAGCGCAAACGATGCAGTAATTTTGACTATTGCTGGTGGTCAAACAACCCCTGGTTCGTACAATGTTTTTGCTAACTCTCTAGCTTCTGGATCGGTTAGTATTACGTTGCGAAACATCTCGGGCGGCACTTTGTCTGAAGCAATTGTCATCAACTTTGCTATCATTCATTGCACTGTCTAAACGGCGGGGCTTCGGCCCCACCTTCTGAGGTTTACGATGGCAACATATTCCGCTGGTGATCAGATCAACCGCGCCCTGCGTTTGTTGGGTGTCCTAGCAGAAGGTGAAACAACTTCGGCCTCGGTGTCTCAAGATTCATTGATGGCAATGAATCAGATGATTGACAGTTGGAACACTGAGCGGTTGTCGGTGTTCAGCACACAAGATCAAGTCTTTAACTGGCCTCCAGATTTAATTACTCGGACGCTTGGCCCGACTGGCGATTTTGTAGGTAACCGTCCGATCTTAGTGGATGACGCGACGTATTTCCGCGATGCAACTACCAACGTCAGCTACGGCATCAAGCTAATCAATCAGCAGCAGTACGACGGAATTGCGGTCAAGACGGTAACGTCTACCTATCCGCAGGTCATGTTTGTAAACATGACTTACCCCAACATTACGATGACGATCTATCCCAAACCCACAAGGGTTTTGGAATGGCATATTGTCAGCGTTGATAAATTGTCCGAACCCGCAACGCTGGCAACCATCCTAGCGTTTCCCCCAGGATACTTGCGGGCGTTCACCTACAACTTGGCGATGGAGATCGCGCCTGAGTTTGGTGTTGAACCATCAGAGCAGGTCAAGCGAATTGCTATGACCAGCAAGCGTAATCTGAAGCGCATCAACAATCCTGACGATGTGATGTCGATGCCTTACGCAATCGTTGCAACGCGCCAGCGGTTCAACATCTACGCCGGTAATTACTGATGAAGACGCCGATTCTGGGATCGGCGTATGTTGCTCGGAGCATCAACGCTGCCGACAACCGCATGGTCAATCTCTTCCCTGAGATTGTCCCCGAAGCCGGTAAAGAACCAGCGTTTCTAAACAGAGCGCCAGGACTGCGGTTGCTGACCACCGCTGGTGATGGTCCCGTTCGGGGACTATGGACGTATGGTGGTGTTGCTTACATTGTCAGCGGCGACAAACTCTATTCAATGGCAGGGTTTGGAACGCCGGTAGTGATTGGTACGGTATCGGGCACAGGCCCCGTTAGCATGGTGGACAACGGCACGCAATTGTTCATTGCTTGCGGTGGGCCAAGTTACATCTACAACAACAGCACGGGCGACTTTGGTCCGATCACGGACCCAGACTTTCCCGGCGCTTTGACCGTTGGCTACCTTGACGGGTATTTTGTTTTCATTGAACCCAACAGTCAAAAGGTCTGGGTAACTACGCTGCTGGATGGCACTTCAATTGACCCATTAGAGTTTGCCAGCGCAGAAGGTAGCCCGGACAATCTGGTTAGCATGATTGTTGACCACCGCGAAGCGTGGTTGTTTGGGACTAACTCGGTTGAGGTTTACTACGACGCTGGCAACGCAGACTTTCCGTTGCAACGCATCCAAGGCGCGTATAACGAGATTGGTTGTGCTGCAACATTCTCGGTCGCCAAACTAGACAACGGTTTGTTCTGGTTGGGTGCTGACGCTCGCGGTCAAGGCATCGTTTACCGCTCGCAAGGTTATTCGGGCCAACGGATCAGCACCCACGCGATTGAGTACGCAATCGCCCAGTACGGCAACATCAGCGATGCGATTGCCTACACATACCAACAGGAAGGCCACTCTTTTTACGTTCTGACGTTTCCATCGGCCAACGCCACTTGGGTGTACGACGTATCAACTCAGGCGTGGCATGAGCGGGCTGGCTTTGACAACGGTAGCTTTACACGGCATCGCAGCAACTGTCAGATGGCGTACAACAGCGAAGTCGTTGTTGGCGATTATGCCAACGGCAACCTGTACGCTTTTGACC